GCGGATCCAAAAAAAGGAACGGGAAAAAAGCCTAAAGGTTCAGGAAGAAGATTGTATACGGATGAAAATCCTAAAGATACAGTTAAAATAAAATTTGCAACACCATCAGATGCGAGAGCAACTGTTGCAAAAGTCAAACGTGTAAATAAACCGTTTGCAAGAAAAATACAAATACTAACGGTTATGGAGCAAAGAGCTAAAGTGATGGGTAAAAGTAAAGTTGCTTCAATCGCTAAGAAAGGAAAAGATGCAATTAGAAAACGTCATAAATCGACTGCTTAGATTTATAAACACAAGAGTGCAAGCATTATCAATATCAATAACGTCCGGTGGTGTTGACAGTATGGAAAAATACAGATATATAACAGGACAAATAAGCGGCCTAGAAGCCGTAAGACAGGAACTCTCTAACCTGCTAGAAGATAAGGAGCAAGAAAATGAAAAAGGAACAGTCATCGATCTTAACGACGCCAAAAACAAAAATTGAAATACCTAATACAGATTTAGTTGGCGTAAAAAAATCAGAGAAAAAAGAAGAAGCAAAAATTCCAAAACCAACTGGTTGGAGAATGTTAGTTTTACCTTTCAAGATGAAAGAAAAAACTAAAGGAGGTTTGGTATTAGCTGAAGCAACATTAGAGAGGCAACAAGTTGCATCTCAATGTGGTTTAGTTTTAGCTATGGGTCCAGACTGTTATAAGGATAAAGAGAGGTATCCTGATGGTCCATGGTGCAAAGTAAATGATTGGGTTATGTTTGCACGTTATGCTGGATCAAGAATTAAAATAGATGGCGGGGAGATTCGTCTGCTAAACGACGATGAAGTGTTAGCAACAATTGATAGTCCAGAGGACATCTTGCATGAGTTTTAACATAGGAGGATAACTATGCCAGAAGACGATAAAAAAATGGTGGACCTAGATACTTCAGGACCTGAAGTAGATATAGAGTTACCAGAAAAGAAAGAAGAAGCTGTTGTAGAACAGCCCAAAGAAACCACGGAACAAGAAACAGATAAAACATATGAAAACGAACGAGAAACAAAGTTAGAAGAAAAACAAGAAACAAGTGAAGAAGTCAAAGAGGGTGGAGACGACGACAAGCTTGAAGAATATAGTAAAGGAGTACAATCTCGTATTGCAAAACTTACTCGTAAAATGCGAGAAGCAGAGCGAAGAGAAAGAGCTGCTTTAGATTATGCAAAAGCTGTCGAAGAAAAAAGAAAAACTGCTGAAACAAAATTTTCAAAAGTAAATGATGATTATGTTAAACAGTTTGAAACTAGAGTCAAAACTGGTTTAGAGTCTGCTCAAAAAGAACTAGCCTCTGCGATCGAGAACGCGGATGCTGCTGGTCAAATAGAAGCAAACAAAAAAATCGCTGCTTTATCAATTGATGAAGCTAGACTCAATGCTTTAAAAGAGCAACAAACAATAACCAAAGAAGAGCCTGCGCCAAGATTATCTGACGCAGAAAAACTTCCAGAAAGCACACCTAAAGACTTACCTGCTCCGGATCCTAGAGCTGAAGATTGGGCTGGTAGAAATGAATGGTTCGGTAAAGATAGAGCTATGACTTTTACTGCCTTTGAAATTCATAAAGATTTGGTTGAAAGGGAAGGCTTTGATCCTCAAACAGATGAGTATTATGCAGAGGTTGACAAGAGAATTAGACTTGAATTCCCGCATAAATTTGATACAAAGGAAACACAAACGTCAAAACCGACGCAAAATGTTGCCTCTGTCAAACGTTCAGCTGTAAGACAAGGAAGGCAAACTGTGAGACTCACTTCCTCACAGGTCGCAATAGCGAAAAAATTAGGAGTGCCACTCGAAGAATACGCGAAACAATTAAATATCACGAAGGAGGTATAGCGTAATGGAAAAAGATAAAACAAAAACTTCTCGTGCGAACGATACACGTATAAAGTCTGAAAGACCTAAAGTGTGGGTTCCTCCATCATCTCTAGATGCACCCCCTGCACCTGATGGATTTAGGTATAGATGGGTTAGAGCAGAAGTCGTAGGATTTCAAGATACGAAAAACATAACTGGACGAATTAGAGAAGGTTATGAATTAGTTCGTGCTGAAGAAATCGAAAACGCATCTGACTACCCTGTGCTTGAAGAAGGTAAATACAAGGGAGTGATTGGGGTTGGTGGCCTTTTACTTGCAAAGGTACCGATCGAGATTGCGAAGCAAAGACAAGCTTACATGACAGGACGTCATCAAGAGCGAAGCGAAGCGGTAAACAACGATCTTATGAAGGAGCAAGACCAGAGGATGCCTATCAATATTGAAAGGCAATCTCGTGTAACCTTCGGTGGTACGAAAAAGTAATTTTTTAATCACTGAATTTAAATAAACCCGTACTGGAGGCCCTTCGGGGCAGGTACATAAGGAGAAACAACTATGGCAAATCAGTCAACAGTTGGATTTGGTTTTAGAGCTGCGAATAGATTAGGAGGAACTCCATCTATTCAAGGTCAAACTAAATACCAACTTCAAACAGCTCCAGGTGTTGCCCTAATGAAAAATGACCCTGCATCTATTCAAGATGCTGGTAATACAGGTTTCATTCAGGACGCGTCTTTTGCTACTACTGACGATGGCGGAACAGGTGGAGCATCTTATGCTTCTGACTCTCACGCTAAATTAGTTGGAGTTCTTAATGGCTTTTTCTTTATAGATAGCACAACTAAGAAACCAACTTTTGCAAATAATGTAGCAGCGTCGCAAGCATTTGGAACTAACCCTAATACAGGGAGCACAAATGGTTTTGCTTTTGTAAATACAGATCCTTATCAAGAGTATATCTGTAAAGCAGATGCAGCAATTGCAGTATCAGCACAAAACAAAACTGCGTACAATTGTAATAACAATGACGGGACCAACAAAGATGGTCAGTCAGTTGTAACTCTAGAGATAGGCTCGAACAATGCAGCAACATCAATGTTTACTGTAATCGGCACAGCAGAAGATCCTGAAAATGAGGATATTACTGCAGCTGGTTGTAATGTAAAAGTTGTAATGGCAGCAGCGGCGAGACTATACGGATAAGCTAAATAGGAGAAAATAAAAATGGCAATATCAAGATCACAACTAGTTAAAGAACTAGAGCCAGGTTTAAATGCACTATTTGGCCTGGAGTACAAAAGGTATGAAAATCAGCACGCTGAGATTTATACTAACGAATCTTCTGACAGAGCTTTTGAAGAAGAAGTAATGTTATCTGGATTCGGAAACGCACAAGTAAAAGCTGAAGGTGCAGGAGTATCATTTGATGATGCACAAGAAACTTTTACAGCTCGTTACTCACACGAGACCGTAGCTTTAGCATTCGCAATCACTGAAGAAGCGATTGAGGATAATTTGTATGACAGACTTGCGTCTAGATATACAAAAGCTTTAGCG